ACCTACGTGTTCTACCCGAACGTGCAGACGAACGAACAGCGCACGCTGATCGGCTTCTATGTGAACGGTGAAGAATCGGCAGCTTCCAAATGGCTGGACAAGGTGAACTTCAACATCCAGAGCCAGCTGGAGTTCAAGTCAACGGGTGCGGACCTGAACGTGAAGAGTGTGCGCATCTACAACAAGGCGCTGACCTCGGACGAGGTGCTGAACAACTACATTGTGGACCGCAACCACCTGGAGGATGCCGACGGGGAACCGGGCGTGCGTTCACTGGATGAGGACAACCGCGTGCTGAACGAGGGGGACACGGTGAGCATGGAGAAACTGATGGGACTGATGAAGAAACGCCGGAACTCGATCCTGGTACTGATAGGCACGGGCAGCGTGGGCAGTGAAGTGCCGAGCGAGAGCGACACGCTGAACGTGATGGATGCGCTGGCCCAACTGAACAACAAGAAGGCCAACAAGCTGTGCCGGGAAGTGAGATTCTACAACGGCGAGAACCGGGCGCTGGACTGGATAGCCCGTGACATATATCTGCGCATCCAGGGTACCAGTTCGGTGAACTATGCCCGCAAGAATCTGCGCTTCTACTTCCAGAAGACAGCCAGCGGATATACGGCACGGATGAGCTACGGCGAGATAGACGGCAACGGGCAGCAGAGCAACCCGACAGCAACGGAGGGCAAGAAGAACCTGTTCCGGCTGCGGGGCAACTCGGTGGGTGCGAAACTTGCCTGTGCGAAGTGTGACTTTTCCGACTCCTCCATGACGACCAACACGGGCGGTGCGAAGTTCCTTCATGACGGCATGAAGGAAATGGGAATCCTGACCCCGGCCCAGCAGTATGCCGCCGACCATGCAGAAACGTGCAAGGAAGATATACGCTCGGCCATTGACGGCTTGCCCTGTGACCTGTTTGTGGCCAAGAGTGTGGACGAGGACCTGACCTATTACGGCCAGTATAACATGAACAACGAGAAGAGCGACAGCTACCCGATATTCGGCCAGGACAAGACTATCGGCGGCGAGCAATGGGGAACCGGCGACACCCTGAACTACCTGCAGGCGAACGGCGATCAGCCTAAGGAATATATCCCTATCTGCATCGAAACACTGAACAATTCGAACGACCTGTGCTTGTTTCACTGGCTTCCCTCAACGGAGCCGGACCATACGGACTTCATGGACTTCAACTTTGACAACGGATTTGAGTTCAACCACCCGAAAGACGTGTTTTGGGCCGATGGCGGTGGTGATGCCGAGGAGGAACCGAACCTGAAGGAGCATCTTGGACAGAATGACAAGTACGACAAGATGTACAAGGCGCTGGACCGCATGATGGGTTTCCTGTACAGATGCGTAAAGGAAACACCGGCAGGCAAGAACCTGACATACAACAAGGAAACGCACACCTTCGACGGGGTGGACTATGAGGATGACGGCGACAAGTTCCCGACAGCCAAGTGGGTGAGCCCGACATTTCAGAAGGAGGCCGACCAGTATTTCAACCTGGCTAATCTGGCGGCTTATTACTTATATGTGCAATTCAATCTAGGTGTGGACCAGTTGGCAAAGAATATGCTGCTGCGCACGTGGGACGGTGTGATGTGGTGGATAACCTACTACGACGGGGACTGCCAGCTGGGTAGCGACAACAAGTCGTTCCTGACAGGCAAGTACAACGATAACCGGCAGACAAAGCGCGACGGTGCCTACGTGATGCAGGGCCACAACAGCTGGCTGTGGAACCTGATGCTGGGCAACAAGATGCCTTTCATGGAGGAAATCATGACCAAGGGTGTGAAGGGCGGTACGAGCTTTATGAGTGCATTTTCCATTCAGAAAGCCTTGGACCACTTCGATACGGAGCAGATGAAGCGGTGGTGCTCGCGCTTGTACAATAAGAGCGGTCTGTTCAAGTATGTGTACCCGTTCTTGAACGAGATGCCAGTGGGTGCGGACGGTGCTAAGCAGACGTATCCGCAGATTTACGGTCTGAAGGGTTCATTGAAAGCGCACCGAAACTACTTCATTCAGCGCCGGTACGACCTGAAGCAGGTGGAGTATGGTTATGTTTCTACGCTGGGTGCCCAGTTCTACCAGAGCACGGCATCGCTGGACAAGGCCTATAAGCTGAAGCCGATGCAGTATCGGCTGACTATTCCGTATCGTGTGCAGATTTCTACGTCTAACGGGGTACAGGCAGACAGCGGTGTGGTAGACGGTGATGTACTGCATACGCTGCAGATGACCCGTTCGTTCGGCGAGAATGACCCGCTGAAGATTGTTGGTGCAGCTAAAATAAAGGAACTGGTGTGGCATGAGGATGCGTTCGCAATTGGTTTCAATTTTGGTCTGCTGACGAACCTTGTGAAACTGGACATGAGCGTGGAGAAAGCCAGCGGTTACCGGAACGGCTCGTTCATGGCTTCGACCAACGGGATGCTGCTTCTGGAAGAAGTGAACATGCGGAACAACCGGCTGGCCCGAAACGGGGACAACGGCAATGTGGCTACTTTGGACTTGAGCTGGCAGGGGCGGCTGAAGAAACTGGACGTAAGAGGTACGGGGCTGACCCGGGTGAAACTGGCCACCGGTGCGCCCATTGTGCAGTTATGCCTGCCGGACACGATTGAGGAACTGTTTCTGGAGTATCTGACCAAGCTGCAGGACAGCGGCCTGGTGCTGGAAGGCATCAACAACGTACGCAGCTACCGCTATACGAACTGCCCCGGCATCGACGGGTTCGCTATGCTGGAACGCCTGCATCAGGCCAAACTGAACGGCAGCGGCAAGCTGGAGCGCTTTGTGCTGGAGATAGACCGGGAAAACGACGGAACCCTGCTGAAGAAGTATTACGACTACGGAACGTATACGCAGACGGGGGCCGTGGATGACCGGCATTCGGGACTGAGGGGCAAGCTGACCCTGACGAAGTATCTGGCCGATGAGGAATTGGAGAAGTATGCCGCCCGTTATCCGGAACTGACCATCAAGCAGCCGCCCTATACGATGATCGAGTTTGACGACAGCGTGGCCGATGATGCCAATATTTCAAACCTGGACAACAAGACCGGATACAAGTTCGGGAATGCGTACAAAATGAGCGGGCATGTGAATGCCATCCTGTCCAAGCGCCACCGCGTACTGGCCAAGGTGACCAGGATGCCTACGAGCCGGAAGGTGGAGATAGCCGGGCAGCAGGTGGAAGTGAACAACCCGGACGGGGAGATGACCTATTTCCCCCTGCATGACGAAAGTTCGAACTTTTATGCCGATGCGGAGGATATGAACGACTGTACGGTGGCGAAGCTGGACGGCAGCGAGGGTGACTGGATGATGTATGAGCCGTTTTACTGGAGCAAAGGCATCAACGACTATCTGAACAACAAGAAGTACGCCTGCTACAGCAGTTATCCGGAGGACGAAATGCCCCCTGTTCCGGAGGCGACAGTACTGACGCTGGATGCCATCAAGGAAACGCATGGCGGCTGGCTGGGTGAACGCAAGATTATGAGCGGAAAGCCTACACTGATGGAATCCTATACGACTGACAAGGCTTATTCCGTGTGCAAAGTGGACGTGTCGGGTTACAGACGTGTCCGCTTCCCGAGCGTTCCCGGCACGGGGCTTATCGGCAGTGTGTTTGTGGATGCGGAGGGAAACATCCTGAAGAGTATTGTGGTGCCGACCATCGGCTTCAAATTTCAAGCCGGCATGTATCTGATAGCAGACGTTCCGGAACGTGCTACAGCCCTGCATTTCTCCATTCTGAACACGGCAGAGTTTGACTGCGTGGTGCTGAGCCACAGCGACAAGATAGAGGACATGGAACCGGATTGGGTGGCCAATGAGGAACATCTGTGTGCCGTAGTGGGCAGCTCGGTGGTGGGAAGCAAGCTGCGTGCTTGCATTACAGGAAACACCACAGCCGGCAGTATGACGTGGACAGACTTTCACTATTACAGCCAGCAGCGGGGCATGCAGCAGATAGATGCGCTGATGCACAGCCGCATCGCGAATCTGAGCTATGCCCGTTACGGACGAAGGGACATGCAGGAACAGTGCGGTGCCGGACAGCATAACTACAATAGAATAACGGGAGGCACTGCCGAGCATGGTATGGCAGACACCATCGGCTATGATGAAGCCTATACCATCAACAACAAAATCACGAATTCGCTGATTGACGGCCTGGTGCATCAGTATGCCTGGTATAAGAGTCGGGACGAATACGGACAGGCGACCGTGGTTCAGGTGAACAATATCTGCTGCCTGGGCTATGAGGACATCTACGGCAACAAGTATGACATGATGGACGGCGTGGATCTGCCGAACGACAGCGGCAACCAAGGGAAATGGCGCATTTGGATGCCGGACGGAACTGTTCGCTGGGTACAGGGAAAAACGGCCAGTGACCAATGGATAACAGGCGTGGCACATGGCAAGTATATGGACCTGGTTCCGGTGGGTAATCTGAATGGATCATCTTCTACCCACTATTCCGATAAGTACTGGATAAGCCTCTCTATAGTCCGTGTGGTCTATCGCGGGTACTACAATGCGATGCGATGGCGGTGTGTCGATGCGTATGCGATACGATGCTTCGATCACGTATGCGAGTGTCGGCTCTCGTCTGGCCTTCCGCGGCAAAATCGTCCGGGCGCAAAGCGTGGCAGCGTATAAGGCGATACGCGAGGTGGCGTAAGCGCAAAGCGCCAAAGCGTGGAGCGAAGCGACTAAAACGAAAGAACGGGATTCGGATGGTTTCCGAATTCCGTTTAAAAGGTATTCAAATACCGGCGAAGCCGGTCGAATTTTTTTAGAATTAAAGACAGAATCGTTATGGGAACAGTTATTGATTTCTTGAGAGAAAGTAACCGATGGAAGCATCTGTTAGGCGGATTCCTTATAGGTTTATTGGGAATGCATCCAGTGGTAGCCCTGTATGCAAGTGCTGTGGCAGCTTCCTGTTTGGAACTGAAGGATAAGCAGCATGGTAGCTGTTGGGACTGGATAGATTGGGGATTAACCGTGTTGGGCGGTGCTTTTGCTGCTCTGTTATGGTTATTCTTCTGAGCATTATAGATTTCTTTTGCCTTGAAATAAGTACCTTTGTAATTGGTAGAGCTTCCCGATAGTCCGTGTGGTCTATCGCGGGTACAACAATGCGAATGCGAATGGCGGTGTGTCGAATGCGAATGCGAATAACGATGCTTCGAACACGAATGCGAATGTCGGCTCTCGTCTGGAAATCTAACAAATCGGCGTACAGCAGCGGGGACGTGTCCCCAATGCGGTGCCGAGGGAAGCAAGCCACAGCAACAGCACCCATTAGGGTGGAAAGCTGAAAAATCACGCGTCGGGTGGAGTTTGGTAGGCTGTTATCAGTTCGAAGAAGTCAGACCCGGGGAAAGGAAGGCCCTTATCTTCCGTATTATAAACCAACAGCAGAACCGTATGCGCAGGGAAGGATATATCATAGAGGAAATCATCGAATACTCCAATATGTCGGAGGCTTTCGATGCCGTACTGCGCGGAACGGATCGTAAAAGGTCAACGCAAGGACGGTATCTGCTTGCCCATAGGGAGCAAGTTATCGTCAAATTGACGGAGGCCATTGCAAGCGGTTCATTTCAGCTTGGCGGATACCATGAAAGAGAAATCGAGGAGTATGGCAAAAAACGCACCCTGCAGATTTTATCCATGTATGACCGCATCGCGGTATATGCCGTAATGAACGTGGTGGACCGTCACCTGCAGAAACGCTATATCCGGACTACCGGAGCCAGTATTAAACGCCGTGGCACTCATGATCTGATGAACTGCATACGTACCGATCTGCAAAAAGACCCGGAAGGCACGCTGTATGCCTACAAGTTTGACATCCGCAGGTTCTACGATAATGTGCGGCAGGATTTTGTGATGTGGTGCTTCCGCAGGATATTCAAGGACGAAAGGCTGTTGGTGCTGCTGGAGCGGTTCGTGACAATGCTGCCGGAGGGTATCAGCTTCGGACTGCGCAGCTCACAGGGAGCAGGCAACCTGCTTCTGTCTGTATTTTTAGACCACTATCTGAAGGATAAGTACGGGGTTCGTTATTACTATCGCTATTGCGATGACGGACTGGTACTCGGCAAAACGAAAGCGGAATTGTGGAAGATTCGTGATGTTATTCACGGGCAAATGGAGAAAATAGACTTGGAGATCAAGCCGAATGAACGGGTGTTTCCTGTAGAAGAAGGCATTGATTTCCTTGGCTATGTTATCCGTCCCGACTATGTGAGATTGCGGAAACGTATCAAGCAGAAGTTTGCCCGGAAGATGCACGAGGTAAAATCGAGAAAAAGACGGCGGGAACT